TTGCCCAGCCATCTTAGAAGGCTCAGCATACAGAACGATAGAGCTGAAAGACTCAGGAACAAACTTCTTTAGTTGTTGACCCTGAACAGCAATACGTTCTTGAGGGAAACCATCCTCATCAAAGGTGGTTTCTGGGTGAGCAAAGAGATAGACAATGATGTCGTCTCTAAGCTTATCGTTTACAATGTTCAGTAGATCATACTGAGCACCAGCAAACTCTGCCCACTTATCAAAACCAGAGCGCTTACGGAAACGAGTAGACATCACAGTGTCTGTCTGAAGACGAGACCAGGTATCGATAACGATACTCTTAACGTTCTCCTTTTTGTGAGCAGGCTTCAAGATATTCTCGATAACCGCAAGGGTATCATTAGTCTTGAAGTAGTTGCCTTTATCCTCTCCGTACATCTTAGTAAACCCAGGAGCAGGTAAAGGCTTTTGGTCTGTATTGACAATTATAGTAGACTTAGGGTCTAGACCCTTAATGCCCACTTGTTCAATAGGGCAGATAGAGGTAGACTTGCCGGAGCCAGATCTACCAACAACATAGACTAGTGTAGCCATTATGTATTAGTATTAAAATAGTTTAGAACTTTCTTTACGAGATCAGGCCTAGATTCTAGATCGGATACAGGTGGTAGCTCTTTCAGCTTACCAACTGCACCGATAAAACCCATAGCAATATCTACGTTGTCTATACCATCTCGATTCTTTAGCACAGAGAGACCTCTGTAAAAAGAACCGTAGGTATTCATGTCATAGCCATTGTGAGTAGAAAGCCTATGACGAATAGGATTGAACAAAGCAACAACAGTATCAGCATCTTGTGCTGGGTTACCACTGTCTTTGAAATCTGATAACTGAGGATCAGGGTGCGCATTAGACTTTCTATCCATACCCTCGATAGATCTGTTGAACTGACTAACAACAACAGGAGAAAAGCCACATCTGTTACGAAACTTGATAAGCATCTCTGATAAATCATCGATAGCTTTCTTCTTATTTCCTCCATGATCTTTGTTAGGTGTAATCAAACCTACGTGGTCTATCACTACTACAACGATGAGGTTAGGATCATGTTGGACAAAATCCCAATGACCGTTCTCTTGTTTAGTAACAGTACCTATCTCGTTGGCTAGTGCCAGTAAATCCTTGTATACAAACAAAGGACTTACAGATCCATCCACAAACTCAACGTACTGGGTCAACATATCGAAATAGTCTTGTGCTTCTCCAAGCAGCCTATCTTCTTCAGCTGATAGCCTATAGTTGCCTCGACCAAAGATTTTATTTACGCTAAGTAGATACTTACCCTCTGATTGTTCGAAGACCCTACGAGCCATCAGCTTAGCCATAAGAGGCATGGTTGCCATCTCTAGGTTGTAATACTTTACTCTAAGCTTTAGTGGTTGATCATTAGCCAACATGTACTCAATAGGATTAATCACATACGCATCTAAGACAGCGGAAGATTTACCTGTGCCAGTGCCTCCACCCCAGAGATCATAGCGACCTTTCTGAACATTGCAAATAACTTTAGTCAGACGATTGAAACCCATAGGCAGACCTTCATTGAGACCTTGCTTACCTCTTTCAACTTCTTGCCAAAAGCGATCCTTAATTTTCTGGATATCGCTCATGGTTCTCCATCTGTCGTTCTTGATACTCTAGCTCTCGTTGTTGTCTTTCTGCAGCAACAATGTCAATAGCTTCGTCGTAAGACTTTTGCTCTTCGTGCATTAGTCTCCAGACTTCTTTCATCCATCCCATTTGTTCTTATGTTTACCGGTTAATAATATTTCATAGATTACGTCCAATGCTTCTCCATCGGTTATATCTACATCGCTGTTTGACATCTCAGTAAGAAAAGCCTTAACTAGCTGATTCTTAGCGTCATTTTCTAAAGCATCAGCTATTCTCTCCAAAGCTTTTACTATGCGAGGGATGTCGCCCTCTATGAGCCTCCTGCCCATAAGAGTATTGTGTAACTCTGCCATAATAATTTAGATTGTCTGCCTTCCAGCAGGATTGAACTTCTCTTGTTTATCCTCTAACTCAGCTATTTCCTCACAGAATGTAGCTAGCCTAGAGCTCACAGAGTCTACATCTTTCTTACTTATCACATAGTCTGCTCTCTGCAGGTATGTATAATTGTTACGACTCTCACTGTTGATATACCTTTGGGCAGCCGCTAGTATCAAGTCTATCTTAGCGTAAGTAGGATACTCCTCGATGAACTTCTTCATCTTAAACACACAGGCTTTTCTAGAGCCCATAGCGCCAGACTTCTTGTTCTTGAATAACTTACGATAGTCATCTATCCAAGACTCGATGTCCTTTACGTTAGACTTGTCCTTGGTAGACAGAATAATCTTACTAGGGTCATCGTCAATATTCAGGATGACCCCAGCTTCTACCATACGTGTCAGATCAACAGGGTAGTTAAACTCTTGTAACCTGTCATAAGCTTTCTCCTGTAATAGTTGCAGGTATACTTGCTCATTTGGGCTCAACAGTTTCTCTTGCGGAAATTCTACTGCATATCTCATATAGCTCTTCTGTTTTCAAGTAAGTAACATTTTTATCGTCCTTCTGTCTTTGCTCTAGCCAGCGTCTCTCTTGGGTTCTCTCGCTAAACAGATTGATAATAATAGCATCCTTACCTTCCTTAGCACGGACAGTACGACCAGTACGTTGAATGTTGGTAAGCTTGCTACTAAAACCAGCAGCCACAATAGCAAGAGAAAGATCTACAAAGTCAAATCCAGCGTCCAGTGCTTGGACGGAAGAAATGACACGAGTAGAAGAGTCCTGATCCATGAAATCATCAAGGATCTCCTTCTGCTTTTTCTTTCCTAACTTACTGTGAAATGTTACAGCCTCTTCTCCGATGGATTCAGTAATCTCATCGGCGAAACCGATTGATTGCGAGAAGATTATCCCGTATCTGTCGGGACATAAAGATACGATATTTTTGACGATTTCTATCTTGTTCGGGTTGTTAATACACAGCTTTTTCCGAGCATTCATGTGCTTGTAATACAGGGCACTGAGCTGTCTCTGCTTACCGTCTCCATGTATCCTCCAGGTGTTAGCTACAGTCATCGAAGGACCGTGCTGACTAAGCTGCATAGCTATCCCTCTGAACTGTCTATTAGCCTTATCGTACTCAGCCATTAGATCAGCAGGCATCTCGACAGGTACATTGTAAATCTTGTATGGGCTAATCCATCCATTCTTTACACACTCGTCGAACTTGACCTCATCAAACACAGGATACCTATCTAGTATCTCTTGGTGCCTACCATCAGTTCTTTCGATAGTAGCACTAAGACCTAGAAAGTATTCGTGCTTAATATCTAGTATAACATCTCTAGTTTCCGTTGGAACAGTATGTACCTCGTCACAAATGAGAAGGTCACATGCATATTCTTCTGGTCTCATAGCTGCTGTATTGTTTACTACTACAGTCGTACAGTCTTTGACTCCGAACTTCTCTAGCTCTTCTGTCCATTGATCTTTCAGTACTATAGTAGGCACAGTAACAGTAGCCTTATCTATCAGGCCTTTCTTCTTAAGACCTTTAATTGCCATCATAGCTATCCGAGTCTTACCAAAGCCTGTTACAGCCTGTAAGCATCCTCGGTAGCCACGAATAGCCCAAGCATTTAGAGACTGCTTTTGTCTTTGGTCTCTAGTCATATTGTAAAAATGTTAGTAGGTAAATTATTTCTGCCAGTGGTCCGATATCTCGGGATCAGCAATCATGGGGATACGCTTCATAAACTTGTTAGCGCCTTCTTCCATGAACTGTTTGACCTTTGGCTCTACGATGTCGACTATCTCTGACGGACATTCGACGACTATCTCATCGTGGACTAGGTTAACAACCTTGACCACTCCGAAGTAGTTATTATCCAGTATCCACTTGAACAGCTTGATACCGGCATATTTAGTCTGGGATGCAGCAGTACCCTGAATTACATAGTTTAGACCCTTACGCTCGATCATACCCTTTAGCTTGAAGTATTCTCTTACAGTAGGTTTGTAGTAACTCTTAAACTCAGAAGTCTCGAAAGACTTATGCTGACGATAATCGTCCCAGAAACCTGGTTCGTTAATAGTCTTATCTAGTTCCTGATAGTCATCGAAGAAGTCAATGAATGACTTACGCCCGCTAACAGGATCAATAAGAACGTATCCGAACTCCAGTGGTTTCTTCTTAGCCATCTCAAAATAACTCTTAAGACCACTGAACGCAGCAAAGTAATCTTCCTCTGCTTTCTTAGCTATATCAATAGGAATGTTCAGGTTTCTACTAACCGTCTCACCCGTACCTCCATAGGCTAGTGCAAAGTTAAAGCCCTTCATTACCTGCCTCTTATCCTTATGAAACTTCTTGATGTCTTCCAGAGTGACAGACGCTAGCTCCTTGTATACTACCTGAGCAGCATACGAGTGTAGATCAGCCCCACCAGTTGTGTAGAACTTCACAAGGTTAGGTTCATTAGATATATCAGCAAGTATTCTAGACTCCTGAGATGCATAGTCACATACAATCATCTTGTTACCAGGCTCAGCTGTAAAACAAGATCTGTGTCTATCATCAGAAGGTATCTGCTGTAGATTAGGACTATTGGTGCGTCTATCGCCACAGGACATGCGACCAGTATCTTTGATCTGCCTGAACGTAGTATGTATCCTACCAGTCTCAGAGTTTATTGACTCCAGTATACTTTTACCAAATGCACTTACAAGCTTAGTAGCTTTACTGTAAGCACGGTAGGTCTTCAGTATCTCGAAGTCATCTATCTGAGATTCTAGTAGTCGTATATCCACACTGTGTTTGTCCTCCTTAGCATCATAGGTGTTTATACCTATAGCCTTGAAGAGTTCTAACACTTGTTTATCCGACTTCCAGTTGATGGAGCACTTGAGTCCTTCAGAGAACAGGTCTAGCTGATTGTCTACGAACTTGCTATTAGGATAATGTTCCATTACCCAATCGCCTAGTTCCTTCTCCAGCCTAGCTTGCTCTCTGCTATCCTCCTCCATCTTCTTAGACCAGCTATGTGAGTCAAGATGGATACCACAATACTCAATGTAAGCAAGGGCTACAACGAACTTATTCTCAAGAGCTATACACTTAGAAAGATCATTGTTATCAAGGGCTAGTTCCTGTGATTCTTTCAGACTGTGCAGATATTGCACGTCGGCTGCAGAATACTGGATAACCCTTGTCGAGTATCTTTCTTTATGTATGAGTCCTCGGATCTCTTTTTGTAGCTGTACTTTTAAGTATCTTCGTAGGCATCCATCAAGACCACGGTAGCCAGCAGGTTTCTTCATACCAGTAGTCAGGACAGTCTCGGCTAAGAAAGTGTCAAAGACTTTGGTACAGAGGAAACCTTGCTTGAATAGAAACCGGAGATCGA